AAACCTAGAGCCACTATACTTTGAAGATGATGGGCTGCTACTGGCTGCTGTAGGTAGGCATACATCAAATCTACCAGCTAAGTTAAAGTATTGGTCATGTAAGTCACCCGCATCACCCGGCCATATGAATTTCATATTAGAGCCAGTAATAGGGTTGCTCTCTGTGCCACCACCGGGGAATGTTCTGCCCGTTGGGACCTTATATGAGCATATAGCAGATAGTTGTTGAGTCAGGTCAAAGTGATTGCGCATTAAGCGGCTATTAACCCCATTAGCTCCGTCAGCAATAAGAGCTGTAGTGCGCCCATCATCTTCAAAGTATAGTGGCTCTAGGTTTGTGGATAGGGAAAAGATATCCCCGGTGTCTAGCGAATCTACAGGAGTAGTGGCAATTATCTGATCGTCAGTACCACCAGCAAACGTCCTTACAAAGAACACTTCAGGTCCGGTGCCTAGTCCACCACCTGATAAAGTGGCTGAGGTGACGATGCCCGGAGAACACCAGAACTGATATTCACGATCATTAATGGAGCCAACATGACCAAGCGAACCAAGATAGTCATACCAAGCGTCATTAATGTGCCCGGTAAAACCCTTGCTTGATAGCATAGATCGCCACAAATCGCTTATGTGGTTGCCATCTAGTGGGTTTGCACCCTCATCAATAAGCCATGGAACAAGCATGTCAGAAGTCGTGCCTGTATATCCGAGCGACCGTAGCTTCTCGAATCGGCAATCAATGAGAGATGGCATAGATTATTTACCTTTTTTGGCTGTCTCTTTAGCTTTCGCAAAGTGGTCTACAAAAGACTGAATGCAATCTTTTTCAATGCCCAAAATAGAGCTGATTTGATTTACAGTTTTTTTAGCGGCAATTAATTTCTTGATTGCTGCTTGGTCTGTAACATTGGCACCTTTTTTCATGTTAGTTTCCTTTTGTCTTTTCAAGTAGGACGTTAATTAACTGTTTAAAAGTCTCGTCAGCCATATGCGAACGATGAATGTTAAACGTGTCAGATACAACAATAGCAACATCAGTGGCAGTTATGCCAGCAGTGGTGTCAGCTACAGTAAATGCACCACTAGATCCTGCATTCCACGAGCCATAAATAACCTTGGTTGTCGCAGATTGATCAGAGCCTTTATCGCTTTTGAGTTTGGCAAAGGCAGCTTTCAAGGTGCCGACGTAAGCTTGTCGGTGCGCAGGTGTCACATTGCTACCGATAAAGATTTTCATCTTACCAGCAACCGCAGTTGCGGCCGTATCAGCTACAGCATCTTTCGCACCTTCATCTTGCGTTAATTCTAATGAGTAAGGAACGGTAATTGACATGGAATTATCCTATAAAAATAGCGGCCATAATATGACCGCTTCATTTATCAAGTTAGACTTATACCGCGTCTAACAAGTGAGCGCGAACGATCTGCTGATCTTCAACTCGTACGCAATCCATGCTCATGTGGCTGTAAATACGCCATGCAAATGATTTACTTGGATCTTGTGCAACCTGAGTCTTGATGTCACAACCAACCTGTAAGCCTAGTGCGCGTTCTGTCATGACGATACTGTCAATCTCACCAGCGGCAGGAGCTTGTAAACGAGTTGAGACAATCCACTTATAGCCCATCCAGTGCTCGATAATGCCTTTATCTTGCAATGGGCGAACCAAGGTGTAATCTGAGCTAGTTGCTTCAGTTAACTGAAGTAATTTGCGTGCTTGTTTAGGCCCGATGATCCAAACTTTAGGCTCAGCAGGATCGATATCATTCTCAAGGAACTTTTCAGTCACTTCAGTGATCAGATCAAAGCTGATTGATGTAGTGCCATCGCCAACAACCTGACCAGCAGGGAAAGCAACCGGAGTGCCAGCACCTTTGATAGGAGCATCTTTAAATGCGCCATCAATAATAACGTCATCAATTTTACGTGCCATAAGCATAGCTTGAGCGCGAGTGATGTTGCTATTAGGATCGACTAACATTTGGATCGGATCTTCTAGCTGTACACTATTACCAGTGTCGAAAGTCGCTAGGTTGGTACGGCGTTTTGCCCACACTTCATCATTATCTGGAGTGTCACTTAAACCACCAGTTTTAGTGCGGATATCGCCATCACCGAATGCAGCAAGGGTTTCCCAGTTATGCGCTTCAGATTCTTCATAAACATTCTGAACAAAAGGGCGTAGACGGGTGGTTGACTGCTGCGCTAGGTGGCGCAGGTTTGATTCATACGTGTTGATGTACGCTTGATCGATACTTTTAGCCATTGGGTGGCCTCCTGTAATAAGTTAAATTATCACGAAAGCTACCCAGTGACTGGACTCTCTATACGATAGGGATGCCATATAATGGCACCATCTAAAGTAGTAGCATAATACAATACTTTTTATTATGCCAGTCTAATTAACCACCATTGGCAAGCCGATGTAATTCCACCATTTTAGCCTTGGCTTCTTTGTTATTTCTATCCGATGGATTCCAGTAAGCGTGAGTCTTGTTACCCAAGATTTCGCCAATGCGGTCACGGGCTTCGGCAGGTGTAAGCTTGCCATTATTTTGTGGTTGACCGCCAACTTCGACCCCTTCAGAACCAATGGATTCAAACAAACTGTGCGCCCACCTAAGGGTTTCACCACCAAGCTTGCCATCTTTAGCTTGTGCGATTAGTCCTGCCGGTGCGCCAGTCTTTTCAAGTATGCCTACTGCTTTTGATTGCCGGTCATCAAAAGCGGCTCCCCACTCAGTTTGCAGTGCTGCGCGTGATTCATTAACTTGCCCGTTTTCTGCTGCTACCTGCTTACTCTCTGCAAGCAATACCGAACCGGCAAACTTATTAAACTGCGCCTTAGTTAGCCCTGCCTCGTGCGCTTGCGCTTTGAGTGATGCCATACGTTCTTCGGATACACTGTAACCATCAAGATCTGCGGTCAGCTCATACTTGCTGGCTTCTGCTGGCTTACCAATGGCGGATAGCACCTTTTCAATTTCATCCGGCTTTTCAATATCCGGCTTCGGCATCAGGTTAGGTGCCTTTTCTAAGATCGAGTCATAGAACTTATTTAAGTCGTCCTGACCGGCTTCACTGCTTGGCACCCGAATAGAGTTGCCCATCATTTTTTGTAACTCAATATGACTCTTTGCCATACCTGCCACGTCTTTGTAGTCAGCCAGTGATGCACTACCTTTAATGTCGTCAGGTAATGAGTCGCGCCATGACGATTCGCCGCCGCCAGCATCACCACCTTCACCGTTATTTTCTTCTTGCTTAATAAAGTTTAGCCACTGTTTCATGATTGTTCCTTGTTTGCATGTTTAATGAGCTGTTTGATATAGACCACAGCATCTCGTTTACCCAAATTGTAATTGGTGGTATTAGCGCAAGGGCTGAATATAGAGTCGGAGTCTAACTCGCTCTCTAGTATCTTTAACACTTTAGCGCCTTGCTCTGTTTCAAATAGATCGGCAACTGCTCTGGCCTTGCGATCCACTTCCTCTCGTATTTTATCTACCTTCATACCGCTTCCCCTCGGTTTTGCTGTAATTGTTGACCTTGCAATGCAGCTTCGCCTTCACCTTGCGCCTTCATCGCTTCACCTTCTGCCTTTTGCTGCTCTGCTTCTGCGGCTTGTTGCTGCTGTTGCTGGCGCTGCTCTCTGGTTTGCGCGATTGCATCTTTAGACTTCTGCATGGATGCAGGTACGGCGTACATCGCGGCTAGACCTTTAGCGATACCATCGAAGTCAGGGTTGTCCAGTATCTCTGCATTCATTTCGGCCATTGAGCCAATATCACCTAGCCAACGCTCAACACTGGTTGCCATATCTGCTTTTTGTGCCCGACTTAATGCGCCAACATAGTCAATCTCAGTGGTGCCACCGGTCTTCGCGATTATCTCAGGCATTGGAGGTAACATACCTTCGCGCAACAATATTTTAAAGGTGCGATTTACAATAGGGTTTAGCAAGTCGGTTTGTAACCTGCCTAATGTTGGCCCCAATAACCGCTGCATCATCTCATAACGTACCTGCACTTCTGTTGCCGTCATGTTTGGGCTTTCTTTTAGCTCAAGCTGGTCAACATGGAACACGCTTCTGATTGATTCGACAAGTCGCTGTCTTTGCAGTTCACCGGCACTAAAGTTAGCGCGTGATTCAAAGGGCTTCATGTCATCAAGTGTGCGAACTACCGTCATTCCGCCTGGGCCTAAGTCAACATCACTGAGTAAGCCGCGCTCTGTCACCAGTATTGCCGGGTCAATAACCTTCTCGGCAGACTTGAGGGTGAGTTCAATCAGCTGATTAAGTGTTAGAATATCAGGCAGTGCTAACATAGCTTGTGAGTAACCCCACTTACTGCCGGCCGCTTTTCTCCATCGAGAAATGAAAGCAGGCATCTCATAGTAACCACCTTCTTCACCTAGTGTCTCACCACTGGCTTTTAGTATGTATTTTCTACCAATGGGGCGCTCTTTAGGTGCCAATGTGCCACCGTTGTCAGCCTTATCCTTGCGCTTATAGATGCAGAAGATGACATCATGACGGGTATCAATGCCACCGGAGTTTTCGGCTTGCTCTACAATGGCCTTAGGGCAACCTTCGCGCCCAAATTTTGACACTATTTGCGTGGCGGTCCAGCGCAGATGGCGATAAACGGTCTCTACCTGCGATTGGTGATCTTCTTCAAACTGACATTCTTCAATTGGCACCGACTGAAAGGACAATTCCACTGAATTATCTTTAACTTCGTATTCTTCAACAGTCACGCTCGAGCCATAACCGGCAAGGTCTACATAGGTTTCATTGATTTCAATATTGAAATTAGAGTCTTGCAAGGCTTGATATACCGCTTTACCTGCATCTTCTAGCCATTTTTTAGCATCAATGTTGCTATTGAGTTCTTCTTCTCTAAACTTTATCGAAAACCACATAGTGCTTGGGCTGGTTAAGCTACCATGTAAGCTAGCAGCAAGGGTTTGGCAGGCCATTACAGCGGTCGAGTCATACACTGTTCGATTGCCCCGCCATTCCACCGAGTGTTCCGAGCCTTGATCTTTGAAGAACTCAGACCGGAACGGCATTACATAGTCATTAATCATTTGCCAAGTCTGGTCAATCGTCTTTCGTTGA